ACTCCGTGGGATAACCAGGGATCTCCTGGTACTCCTTCAATGCACAACCACTTGTCTCAACAGCGCTCCAATAGGCCGGTGTCTGTTTCTCAGTCACCATGTCATCCCCTACTACAAAGTAAGGCAATCGCTTGCCATTACCTCTGAGGAGAGATAAGTGATGGATCAACATCTGCCCAATAGAATTGAACACAATAGTGCCCAGGAACCACTCTTCATGATTCCCACAACTTTCTGTCTGAAGCGTCTTTCTCCAACTCGGAAAACACTAGCATTGAACAACGTAGCCAATCTCGCATCAATGGCCCGAGACCATGTACCATTGCACTGAGTGGTTAACAAGATCTGTTGAAAACCCTGTACTATCCAACTCTGCAACGTCCAGTCCCAAGCACTTTTATCGCAAGACTGCGGGTTCTTGATGGTGTTAGATAGGGCACGGTAGCCACCGCCCCATGGAACCCAGCCAGCCAATATTGGGATTTTCATCCGTTTAGCTAGTTCGTCCACCTTCTCTAACAAACCCCCAAACAGGAACCTGTCCACGATGTTGTCAACTAGACCTACACCAGAAATGAGTCTCCACCGTTTAGACGCTGCCTTGCTCTTCTTATGGGGTTCATTTTTGATGAACAAATTAATGTCATCTCCACCAACTACACCCCTAGAAAGTTTGTCTAGACGTTCATGAACCATTCGGTACAATTGAACTAACATAAGACTGCTCTCCAAGATCTGCTTGTTAGTGGTGATACCCCAAGACTTGAAAGGATAACCGGGACTTTTCTTCGGGTCAACCTCTTGCAAGATCTTCTCAAAGATATCCCAGTTCATGTAGTCAGGGACACTGTAGAGTATTCCCAGATCCTGACAAACTCTAGTCACTACGACTTTGAATTCATCTAGACTGGGCTCCACTGTGTTCTCCTCAACCTCACGATATTTCCTTCCATGCCAACACAAAGAGTCTAATAAAGCTGCATCAGTGTCTGGCGGAGCCACATACTGTTCAGCAGGATTTCTTCCCAAGACGTTCACGATTTCATTCCAACGTTTAGCCACTTCAGGATTCAAAGCGTCAAGACTACCTAACTTGCTACTTCCTGTGTAGGGACAAGTTTTCTCAACTTCTCCAATTCCAGGTGCAGTTTGGCTTGTCTCTCCTCTTCCTTGGCACGTCTCTCCTTGGCTTTTGCCCTCTTCAGAGCACTTTTCGAACTTGTCGTCAAGTACTTCTTCGAAGACGCCAAGACATTGACACTTGCCAGTTCCTTTTCCAGTTGGCTTTTCTTCTCCAGCAGACCCTGCCGATACAGCACATCCGCCTGAGACTCCTCTTTCTGCTTCTCGCGTTGTTGTTGATTTTCCTCGCGAATCTCCTTCAGTTGCTTTTTCAAGCTCTGGATTTGATCCTCGAGTAGAGACGTGTCGCGTACCGGGACCTTGGGACGAACTGACTCTTTCGCTCTTTCGCTCTGAATGGCTATGAGCTTGTCTCTCAGTTCTTGTGCCTGGTCTCCCAGGCGCTTCTGAAAAACCGAGTCGAGTTCCTCTATGGTCTCAGCTTCGCCTCCTTCTCCCAAAATCTTCTTGACAACTTGAGCTTCAGTAGGATCCGATGGAATTTCCACGTTTTTCATCTTGAGTACCTGGTCCTCATAACTCACAGCGCCTTCAGGGGACTGAAACAGCTCATCGCCCAAAATATTCAGGTCCAAAGCATCGTCCTCTTCCACCACTGTAAATTTTCCCCCAGGTAAACACACCGCCACTTCTCCCACTAGCCCAGGAACCCGTCGATAGTCCAGACCTCGCTTCCTACGCTTTACGAGGTCCAGCAGGTAATCCTCAGTTGACTCGCCGTGACTAGTTATCGCTTGGATATAAGTCGCTGCGTAACCGTGGTTCACCAAACCACCACCAATATGAAGACCTGCCAGCTTGTCACCCACGTAGTACCCGCATCCAGACATACCGCGCCGGGTTGAACCCCCGTAATGCAGCATGCCAAAAGACGCTGGCTCCACGTAGCCAAATGAACGGTGTCCTTGTAGTCGCACAATCTCTTTATCCAATAAAGGATTTCCTGACGCCTCAGCGAAAGTGTTCCCGGCAACTGGGATCGGCTTTGTCACCTTTACTCCTAGAGTTGACCAGCTCCTGTTGGGTATGTCCACTATGGCCAAGTCAGTGCTTATTATCGTGAGCTTTCCGTCCAGAGCTACTTGCTTGCCAGTTGGACCAATTAAGAAGCCATCGCGTGCACACTGCCACACATGATGTGGTAGTACCAGCCCTGCTTCAAATCTGATTCCATAGCCAATGAAGATCCCTTCCTTATCCAGAAGGGCTACTTGGTCCTGATGGATCGACTTGGTCTCTTCAAGCTTTGAGTTCTTGCGGATACTCTCGAATTGAAGGTCACTCTTGGTCATTTTGTAGACGCGCCTGCATTCGACGTCATCCCCAATCAGTTGGTAATCCTCTAGAGTCTTCCCTGTCACGTTCACTCTCCTGAAACGTTGAGATAGCAACCTGCAAAGTCCCCGTATCATCTCCCACAAGCACAGTGTGGCCAAAATGGTGATGATCATTTCAACTGGTTCCATGATTCCAATGATCCACGAAGTAAGTGCAACACTCAAACAACCGCCCGAGGCAATTTCACAAGTACAGCACTTTTC